GTATAACTAACTACTAAACAGTATAACTGGGTATGTAAGAGTATAACTAAAGTCAAGAGATTTCGCCGCAAAAAAAATGAAAATTGATTTTATTTTTATACGACAAAATGTTATTATATTATGTCTTCTATTACCCAAATGATTACTAACACACCAAAAGGATTATATACTAAAGATGAACATTATTCAAAGGTAATAGATAATATTCATAAAAAAATAACCTTAACAGCAAGAGGTAAAAAAGAACTCTCTTATCATTTTGATGGAAATTGGACATATGTCCAAGCAGACCTGGACGAAGATGAATGGTGGCTTGAATACATTTGCGATTGGAACTTGGATTTATATAAACCTATAAGAGTTGAAGAAAGACTTATAATTTCTGGTTGTCCAGGACTTGGAAAAATACCTTATAAACAAAAATTTTGGATTAAAAAAGTATTATGTTGCGAACAATCACAAGGCTGGGAGTATGATGAAGATGATGACGGTAATGTTATACAGACATCAATCACAGACAAGAGCATCTTTGATTGTTATGCTATATCTTATGATAAATCTAAAAATGGTATATATAATATTCTTAATAATCACGAAGGACGGGGATATTCCATATATCATGATAGTGATGAAAAGGACTATGAAAAAATAGTTAAAAACTTGCCTTATGCTATTGATATTAGTAAAGGCAAGTTTAAATAAATAAATTATTAATATATTAAATTTTTTTATAAAGACAAAGACATTTTTCTCTCCAAAATAAATTGAGTAAAACTATTTCTAATAAATAATAATTAATAATATAATTTTATTGCAGTATTATATATGACTTCTTCTATGGCGAAGGATTGGGGATTAATTAAAGACAGCAAACTTGATAAACAATTAGAAAAAGACCCTGATATTGTTATGACCAAGCCAAGTATGGCGAAATATCTTATTGATAGAATTACTTGGGAAGACGGTGAAATTGTATGCGAACCCTGTCGTGGTAAAGGGGCTTTTTATGATAATCTTCCTGATAATGTAACCAAGATTTATTATGAACTCACAGAGGGTAAAGACTATTTAGGAAAGGAGAAAGTTATGGTAAATACAACTATATCGAATCCACCCTTTTGTCCAAGAAAACTATTCTGGAAATTTATGCAACGAGCCATGGAAACCACAACAGAAAGAATTTATTGGTTAATAAATCTCTCCAGTATGAATGTTTTTACTCCCAAAAGATTACAGGAAATGAAAGATAATAATTGGTTTATACAATTCCAACATATTGTTGCAGATAAAAGATGGTATGGCAGATATGTTTTACTTGGTATTGGAAGACAAGATAATGGATATTATACTTGGAGAGCAGGCAAAGCTTTTTAATATTTATTATTAAACATATTAAAAAGAATTATCTATATATAATATATATTATATATGGACACTTTAAAAGAACAAGTGATGCAATTTAGAAATACCAAACTCGCTACTTGGAAATCTTACGCCACCAATATTCGCCAGTTAAGTGCTGGTATTACTCAAAAAGAATATATTAATAATGATTTTCTTAATGATATAAGTGGCGTTTCTGCGTGGATAGAAAGCGGCAAACACAGCCAGAGTAAAAGCCGTTTATTATATGCTGTTATTTTAATTATGTTAGAACCCAACCGTTCAAAATCTAAACTTATAGAACAATCTGGAGAGAAAAATATATATCTTGATTATCAAAAAAAATTAAAAACATTAACATTAGAATATAATAAAAATCAAATAGAACAAAAAAAAACATCAAAGCAAGATGAGAATTGGGCATCATGGAAAGTCTTATCTTCTATTGTTAAAAATATGAGGAAAGTCTTTGTTAAAAATAAAAAAGAATATATGGAAGGTGATATATCAAAGGAACATAGATTATTTCTTCAAGATTGGCTCATCATATCTTTATATACTCTTATTGCTCCCAGAAGACTTGATTATGCTGATATGATGATTATGAATAGAAAAGATTATAATAAATTAACCACCGATGAAAAAGAAAAACATAATTTCTTGGTTGTTGTTGGTAAAAATAAAAAATTCTTCTCATTTGGAAAACAAGTTCAGAAAAATAAAAATTTAGATAGAAATGGTATTCAACAATCTGTATATCTATTAAGATTACCACCTAAACTTAATAGTATTATGAATATTTATTTAAAATATGGTAATCCAGAAGAAAAGTTTGCAGACAATATTAATATGAGAACTTTACTTTATAATATCCGTGGTAAACAATTAAGTAAAAATGGATTATCTCAAGCTGTTATGAGAATAACCAAGAGTTGGATTAAGAAGAAAATCTCTCCAACATTAATAAGAACAATCTTCATATCTAACACGCAAAAAGATGATACTAAATTAAAACTTAAATTAGATTTAGCAGAGCAAATGGGTCATACAACCCAAGTTGCTGAAAAATTTTATGCTAAAAAAGAAACAGTATAACCTATGCGGATATTACTACTTAAATAAATATAATTAATAATATATAAATGGCTCAAATATATATTATTAAAGCTAAAGATGATAAAATTTATGTGGGGAGTACATCTCGTCCTTTAAGAAAAAGACAACAAGAACATCAAAGTGAATGTTTTAATCCCAAAAGACAAAGTTATAATTCACCCGTTTATAAACACTTTAGAGAATGTGGTATGCAAAAAAATGATTTAATATGCATTCCTATTATGGATACAGAACAATCAAACCAATTTATCGAGGAAGCAAAGTGGATTGGCACTATAGGCTCATTAAATAGTAAAAGCTCTATTGAAGATTTAGTCAAAACTAAAGAAAGAGCAGAAAGATGGAGGCTCGCTAATAAACATATAAGACACTGCCCATGTGGAGGCACTTGGTCATATACTCATCGTTTAAGACATTTTAGAACTAAACTCCATCAAGAATGGCTTGATGAAGAACATCAAAAAAAAATAAATTATATGTATAATATAAATGCCGCCAAAGAAGAAAAAATCAAGCACATCGTCCTCTCGTATGACCCAGAAAACAAGAAGTTCCAAAAAGGGGACGAAATCAAAAACTAATCCTGGTGATATGAATTATACAACTAAAAAAGGTGATAAAGACTTTCATCAAGGAGGTAAGGATATTAAGAAAAAAAAAAGACCTTATATTCCAAGAAAAAAAGCCACAGCAGAACTCGGTGGTGAAAAAATTACATTTAATAAAGGTGGCTTACATCGCTCACTTAAAGTCCCTATGTCTTATAAGTTTAAAACAACCGAACTGGAGAGAATTAATAGAATTCCTGACGGAAGTTCTTTCAAATTTAAAAATAACGACATCAAAATGAGTAAGAAAATTCATAAACAACTCACACTTGGTCTTAATCTAATGAGAAGAAAACGAAAGGAATAAAACTGGTTATTTACATTATTTTTATATTGGTTATATAAATCAATATAAAGATATTTTTTTATTGTTTATTTATAATATGGATTATTTAGAATGGTGCAACCAAAACGGGATTCAGACTTGCCCTATAAAAGTCAAAATTTGGACTGATGCCCAAGGAAAAACACACAAGAAATTTGAAGATTTTGCCTCTGTTAAATGGTTTAAAGAGAAGAAAAATACAATAAAACAAAGATGGACTAATTATAATAATGGTAATATTGATAGATATACTCACTTTGCTGTTGATATGGACAAAATTATTATTATTGATGTTGATTGCGTCTTAAATGAAACTAATGAATACCAAGCTAAAATATTAAAATTATTAATTGATTATCCATTTAAAATATCTAATACCAAGTCATATGGAAAACATATTATTATTGCGGCAGATAATTTACCTCCTGGTCTTGCTAAACGGCAAGTATTTCCAGAGTGTTTTGGATTAAGTGAAAACGGAAGTAGAGGAATTGAATTATTATCAAAAGGCACATGGCAGTGGGCTAAATTAGGTAGTGTTATTCAAAATGTAGATAAAGGTATTAAAATATATGAAGATTTACCTCAAATTTTTATTCCACAACCCCAAGTTCCTTCCCTGGATAATGAGCCTCAACAACCACCTCCACCTTTACCTGTAGCCCAAGCTGTTGCCGTAGAATGTACACCCGTTCAAAATATTGATTTACAAGCTGTTCAAGATAATCTGAATCGTATTCCTAATGCCACTATTAGAGATGTCCAAAAATGTTCTGGTATTATTAAAGCTTTTGCCGCAAGTGAAAGTGAAGATGTATATAATTTATTATTAGAAAGATGCAGCAGACCTGATTGTAATTATTCTAATGATAGTTGGATTAGACAAAGATGGGACGCTGCTAAACTCGATAGTAGATATAATGAATATCTTAATTCTTGGAAAAGCACCTGGTCACAGAACAGAAAAAAATATAATTTTAAAAGATTTTTAGAAGACCCAAATAAATTATTCCAAGATGAATTTTATAATAAATATAAAAATAGTTTTATGGTTAATCTAAATTATAAAATAGAAAGTCGTCGTGTTGCTTATTTTAATGAACAAAGTAATACTTGGGACGAAGGAAAAGGTAAAGGTAAAACTTGGGTTACATATTTAATTAAGAAAGAATATCCTCTATGGAGAACTAAATTATTGTCTGGATATTCTTTACTCCCTGATGATAGTGAAAGTAAAGAAAAATATAAAAAACAAGTTCATAAAGCTATAGAAGGATTTTTAAGAAATTTCTCATCAACAGGTTCTTGGACTAATGGAACAGTTAATCATATATTAAATTCTATACAACATACTCCTGAAATACAAAGATATATTCAATATAATTTGGAAGATAATACTGCACATTTATTCCAATTCAAAAATGGTGCTTTTGATTTAAAAACAGGAATATTAATATCAAGAACTAAAGAAATGTATATTACAAATGATGGTATTCTTGATTATGATTATATAGAAGAAGAATATACTGAAGAACTAAAACATTTAAAAGATATTTTTATGAAAATACATGGATATAATGATGTTAATTATAGTTCATGGTTGCATTGGAGAGGATATTGTTTGACTGGTTGTATTAGAGAACAGTTTGCTATGATTAAAGTAGGTAGAAAAGCAAGTAATGGTAAATCCACAGATAGTAAATGCTTCAGAGTATGCTTTCCTATTTATTGCGATAAAGTTGGCAATGATGCTTTTAATACTGCTGGAGCATATAATAAATGTTTTTCCAAGTTTGCTGGAAGACCTATTAGATTATATTTCTTGGAAGAATGGGGTGATAAAGAATTAGATACTGCAAAACTAAAAGAACATATTGAAGATAAATATATTACCTGTAAACCTTTATTTCAAGAAGAGATTAATATGAAAATACAAGGTAAAATGGAAGCACAGACTAATCATAATCCTAACTTTGGAGATGATGTAGATAAAGGAATTGCTCGACGATTTGGTGTAGAATATTATAATAGTGAATTTGTTAATCAAGAAGAAGAAGAGATATGTAGTGCAGAAGAACATATTTATTTGAAAGAAGATATAGAATTATTATTTGAAAATGATAGATATAAATGTGCTTTCTTTAAAATGTTTTATCCTTATGCTATGAAATATTATCAAGAAGGATTAAAAGAAAGTTATAGATTAAATAAAAATTTTAGAGAATTATTAGTTGAAGAAGATAGTTATACTTGGATTGATGATTATTTTACAGCAACAGAAGATAGATATTTATATAGACAAGTTGTTATTAATATATTTGAAGAAAGATTAAATAGAAAAGTAGGTTTTAAAGAAATAAAGAATATTATGAAAGATAAAGATATTATATATGATGGTAAGAAAGAATTAAGTAAAGGTCATATAGATAATTATACAAAAAGTAGAAAGAAAGGTTATTTTATAAATATAGTAAAAGAAGATTTTGAAGATAGTGATACAGATTAGTATAACACACACCCTTTACACCCAACACACACCCTTTTGAAAAAAAAAGGGTGTGAATGAGTATAACAGCATAAAAGGTAAGGATTAGTAATAATAGTATAATTGTTTATGACCATCTTCCTCCAATCACCCTTTTTTGGAGAGAAATTTATTTTTACTTTGATTTTATAATTATAGATTATGAGAAAAGAAAATAAAAAAAAAGGGTGAAAGGGGGGAGACCAACAGTTAAGACCAAGAAATATTAAAATAATAAAAACCACAGCATCTTATGGTTTCCCTCCTTTTTAAAACCAAAAGGGGGGGAATAAAATAAAAGGGGGGAGAAGAAACAAGATGAAATTATAAAATATACCAATTATACAGATATGAACAAAATATATACATAATTATATATATTTTGAAGAATTAAACAGAATTTTCAGCGACAGGATTTTTAACCGCATTATCAAGAGCAGCCTTTGTTTGAGCTTCAGCTTTATCAAGAAGACATTTAGAACCTTGAATAAGACATAAAGCAGCATGAAGAAGACCATTACTTTTACCTTTAAGCAAGGGTAAAACTTCAGATGCAAAAAAAAGAGTTCCTAAAATATAGGTAGAATATTCATAACCTATATCAACACCTTGAGATACATTGTATACAGAATGGTTAGACATTTAGAATATGGAGAGAAATTTATTTTTTACCCTTTACTTTTAAATCCTTACCAAAAATATCTTCTGGAGTTGGCATTTTTTCTGGTTTCATTTTAGCGACATCAAGTAAATTCCTTGGTTGTCGTTTTTTCTTTAACTTCATATTAGCTTTTTGAAATACTTTGGAAAAATGAGGCATTTATAATGTAACATAATATTTTTTTTATATTTAGATAATATAAATGAGTTTAATAGTTCTTAATAGTAAAGGAGATGACCCAGAGGATTTCTCTAATTTTATGACGGAACAAATAAAGTTTCCAAAAGATGCAGAGGTTTGTTTAGTAAGTTCTAATATTAATCGTAGATTGATGGTAGATTTAGAGGCACAGGTTGCAGCTGGTAGTAATTCATTAGGTTTCCAACTTGGTTCAGGTGCTTTACTCCAAGATGGTACTCGTGATGCTGCTTTATATACTCCACATAGTCCATTTGAAATTAATGTAGAAACAAAAGGTAAGAATTTTCCTATAAAATTAGTAGCTCAAGGAGTTGGCGACGAAATTAATTCACAATTAAATAATCCTGATAAAGTTGGCATTTCTAATATATGTCGAGGTTGGGCATCAGCTGCTGCAGCTGGCTCTCCCTTTACATTTTGGAATACCCCTCAAGTATGTGAGACACAGACAGAAGGAGATGTTGGAAATTGGATTACTCAAGTAGGTGCTAATAATATTGGACAAGGAGGTATAAATAGTACTAATCAAATAGGAGGCACAGTCGAGCCTGAAGCAGGAGCATATATTGATTGGATAAAATTAAAAGGAACAAATGGAAATGGTCTTTTTGTTGATACAGAACCACTTTGGAATACACATAATGGAGCAAGATTAGGAACATTTGCACCAAATGGGAGTGGTATAAATATTGAACATGGAGGATATAATTGGCGATTTCGCACAGATAATACGGGTGTTAGAGAAATTACGGCTCTTCGTGGGGGAATATTTGATAATACAATATTTACAAGTAATGATATATATAATGTTAATAGTAATACTAATAAATTAAACGGAGGAACAGCATTTACTGTATGGTGGGAAATAAGTGACCCGAATGCTGCTCCAGGATTACAAGCTGATTTTTATGCTCGTAAGCCTGGTCGTAAAACAGTAGAAGGAGTAAATAATCGTTTAAAAGAAGAAACCGTACACTGGGGACGAATAGCCATTCCTCCCTCACCTGCCTCTCATATTAATATTGGAATTCGTCCCGTGCTTGATAATACAGGAGCTGCTCCAGTATATGTTTTAGAGGGATATATGGGAATAACATCTTTAGCAGCAAATACTTGGACAACTCCTCCTGTTGCGGTTACAGATGCGGGATTACCAGGAAAAATAATTATAGCAGACCCAGCTAATCAAGGAACTTGGTCGGCAACATTAGGTGGTGATAGATTAAATTTTGATTTATATAGACATCTTCCTATTCGTATGGGACTTTGTTCATCGCATCAAGAACCAAGAGTATTATGTAATGCTATTCATCATAAGGCGACACTCCCTGCTGCTATGGTTGCTGGGGATTTGGGAGCTTATAGTCCATTTACATTTTTATTAAATAATCTTTCACCTATTCAAAATGCTTTACCCCAGGCACAAGGAGGAACTTGGGATAGAGAATGCAGACAAATATTGCGAAAATCAACAATAGCAAAAGTATTAGGATATATAGGACATTATGGAAAAGTGGCAGCGACAGCTATGCTCCCAGCAGCAGCAGGATTACCAGCAGAATTAGAATTAGGAATAACATTACCAGAAAACTTGAATTTAGTGGTAACATTACCAGATTTACCTATAACAGGATATTATGGTAATTCATCAGGTAGTGATGCTGCTGGAACATTAAATCTGAATAGTGGAGGTAATAGTGCTGCAATATTAGGAGTTATACCAACAGGTAATAGACCTTATAAATCACCAGCAGCAGGTGATAGGGTAGGAAATCATAGAGGTGAATTCTTTGCTTGTCCTATGGAAAACTGGATTTGCTTGAACAATCCCGCACCATTTTCCGTCAGCTCTTTGAGATGCCGACTAACAGACGCTCTTGGAAATAAACCAGATATATTAGACTCGACAAGCACTATAACAATAAAAATAAAAAAGAGAAATAGTGATAGTGATTATAGTCAAGGTGGAAATGCATCAGTATTTCATTAATACTTTTTATACAAAAATAAAATCTAAATGTAGATTATAATGAGCCAACATAGACTGCCGACAATTAAAGACCCACTTGCTGATTTAGCTATAAAGCCCATGGAAGAATTAGAGGAAGAGGTAGAAGTTATACAGCAAGAAATCCAAGAACCACCTGTAGGTGCAACAGATGTCTTTGGAAAAGAATTCAAAAAAAAAAATATAAAATTAGAAAAAAAAGAAATAGTAAAAGATGAAATAAAAGATAATTTACCAAATTCTCTCCAAACAATAGAAGAAGAAGTCCCACAAAAAAGAAGAGGAAAAGATAAAGTAAAAAGAAAAAAGAAAGTTATGAGCCAATCTCAATTAGATGCTTTAGCAAGAGGAAGAGCTAAAAGTTTAGCAACAAGACAAGCAAAAGCAGCTGGAAAAACCAAGAAAGCAGAACCAACAAAGATGCCTGCTCCAGCGAAAAATACAAAACTTGACTATGATACATTCTCTAATTATATGGATATGTACGAAGAAAAAAGAAAAAAAAAACATTCAACAAGCAAAAATCCACACCCAAATAGGGTTATAAACCAAAGGCACAGACCCGTTGCACCGCCCAGTAAACCAAGAGTAGCAAAATGGACGGGAAATATAGGCAGTTTTGCTCAACACAAGACAGGTGGAGGTAGATGGAATTATGGAATATAGCAAATTGAAAATAATATAATATTAATAAATGTTTATTATATTATTATTATGCCCACTAAAGCACAACTCGCAAAAACACTCAAAGGATTAGACGAAATGGTGATTGACCACCAAAATGAAATAATAACCCAACTTGAAGAAGAATTATATAAAGAACAAATAAAAAATAAAAAATTATTAAGAAATCTAAAACAATTAGATGAATGTATATTATTAGCCCATCGTGGTAAAGTGAAACAAAGATATGAAGAAATGGAAAAACCCTGGATTGAAGAAATGCGTGAATTACCAGTAGAATGAAGATAGTGATTCAGAATAAAATCATGACTAATATTATATGAAAATACTTGAATTATTTAGCGGAACGGGAAGCGTTGGAAAAATAGCCAAAGAGAAAGGTTGGGAGGTAGTAAGTGTAGATATACGAGCATATCATAATCATGAGCCTCCAACTCACTTGGTAGATATATTAAAATTTGATTATAAAAAATATAAAAATTTTGATATAATATGGGCATCGCCACCATGCACATATTTTAGTGCATTAATAAAACCTTGGATAGGAAGAGAAAAAGGAAAAAAAGGAAATAAATATATATATACTCAAGAATTATTCGCACTCGATTTTAAAAAAGGAATAGAATGGGTAAAAAAAGTCTTGGAAATAATAAATTTTTTTAATCCTAAATACTGGTATATAGAAAATCCAGAAACAGGAACATTAAAAAATCAAGATTTTATGCTTGACTTGCCTTCATATACTGTTGATTATTGTAGATATTGTGATTGGGGATATAGAAAAAGAACAAGAATATGGACAAATAAATTAAATTTCTCTCCAAAATTATGTTTGGGAAAAGGTAAATGTAATAATATGATTAATAATAAACATAAAAAAAGTTTAGGTACACATAAGAAAGACCAACCAGCAATTGGTTGTGGTCAAAATAGAACTATGAAATTTAGAATTCCCCCAGAACTCTTGAGAGAATTATTCATTTAAAATGGCATATAAACTTTCCACTTTCTGGACAAATGGGTGGCAATGTAGGATTAGTACCAACCTCTTTAATATTTTTAGTTCTATTACTTTGATTTTTTCTATTAGATTTTTTAACAACTATTTTAGGCAAGTTATTTTTTAATTTAAAATAATAATCAAAAAAACCATCTTGATTAGACATAGTGGTCATTTTATAAAATACATTTTTATTATAAGCAAGAGTAGAAGAAACCTCATAATCAAATTCAATATTTTCATTACCAACTTGATGTCTTTTTTTATCTTTATAATAATAAAATCTTGTCCAATTCTTATCATTAGTATGTTTGTGTTTATACTTTTGAATAACATCAGTAGGACAAAAAACTTTAAAATCAGTTAAAACATTATTTTCATAATCATTCATTTTATATTATGGAGAGAAAAATATAAAATAAAAATATTGATTATATATAAATGAATAACGATTTAACAATCTTGCCCGTAGTAGCAGAAGATAATGAAGATGAAAGCAACAAGAGGGAATTACACCCAAATATACCAAATGTATATAAAGGTCAGCTAATTAGCTTGGTAGGAGGAGTTCGCATGGGAAAGGGAACTTTGTGGAATAATTTTTTGCATAATCCAAATTTTTATGGCAGTAGAGAAGGAGATGAAGATATGTTTTCATCTGTAACGGTAATATCCCCCACAGTATGGAATGACTCGACAAGTCGCTTTACAGCAAAGAAATATAGAGATACTTGTTATGATGCTTATGATAATAAAATAATAACGGATTTAATTGGTATGCAACAAAATAAAAAAAAGGTAGAAGAAAATGATACAAGTTATGCGTTAATAGTAGATGATTGTTATGGAGAATTTGATAGTAGAAGCAAGACAACGGGTGCAGTAATTCGCTTGGCGAGTAGGTTCAGGCATTATGTAAGGAAAGGTGACCCATGTATGTATTTATATTCAACACAAAAATATTTAGATTTAGCACCAATTATTAGGGCAAATTCAACAGGTATGATAGTGAGTGGAATGATAAAGAATACAAAGGAACTTGATGCTTTAAAATATGATTTAAATGATACATTTGGTGGTAAATTTGATGAGATAATGGCTCATGCACAGGGAGATATGTATAGTTGGATATATTTTCGTCTTGATAGTACGCCACCTGAAGCATATTTAAATTTTCATACTCAAGTTTATTAATTTTTTTTTATGTTACAAGAATATAAATGAGTATTACTGGATTTGAAAGTGCGATACAAAATAATGTGAAATCCTATGGTGATAATTTAGCATTATTACGGGATAATAATATTATGCAACGAAATAATGCTTTAGCTGGTCTTCAAGGAGAATTTGAGAAATATTCAGAAGTTGCTAAACTTGGTTTAGAATTACCAGTAGCGGTAGAAGGAGTTAAAGGTATAGCAGGACGAGCTGGAGATTTATATAATTTTATATCACAGGGAGGAGCAAAGGCAGCTCTTGATAAAGCGAGGGGGCAGATAGAAGGAGCAGCGGGAAATATCAAATCTCAAGTATTATCAAAAACAGATGAACTTTCACAAAGACTTGATAATTTAAGGACAACATCTGCCTTTGGCGGGGAGCAAAAAATGGAATTTAATCCAATAGCAAGAGTAAAGGAGAATGCTATGAGAGCAAAGAATGATATAGAAATGACTGAAACAGATGACCCTAATTATTTTGATACAAAATATGGTAAAGGTGGAGATTTTAGTTATGGAGGTTCTGTAGGTTCAGGAGAAACAAAAACACAAGCACCAGCAGAAGAGAGCTTTGAAGGTTTTGATGATTTAGATGAATATGGATTACCAAGACCAAGTGAGCCACTTGGAACGGGAGAGCCAAGTTTATTTTCACATGAAGAACCCAGATTTTCCACACAGAGAGGTTTGGATAGTGGCTTTGAAAACGATAGAATGGGAATAGGAAATATGGGTAAATCGGGTAGGGACTTTCCTTTACGTAAACAACCAGACCAAGGATATAATGAATTAGATACAGAAGAAAGACCACCACCAAGACCGACATCAAAAGCACCTGGAGCAGGAGAATTTGATGATGAATTAAGTAGTGCAGCGAGCCAAGCAGCAACAGAAGAGAAAAGTGCCGCATCAGGATTAGGTGATGTTTTAGATAGTGCTGCTGCATCAACAGGTGGAGAAATAGCGGGAGCAGCAGAAGAAGGTATAGGAGCAGGGCTTTTGGCATCTGGTGTATTTGCCCCATTAGGAGCATTATTAGAAGGACTTGGAGCAGCAACAGAATTAGGTAGTGTAGGAGCAGGAGTATATGGAGCTGTAGAAAGTTTTCAGACAGAAGCAACAGAAAGTGCTTTAAGAGATAAACCATTACCAACAATAAGCCAACCAACATTAGATTTAGGAGGAAGAGTAGCCGCTCCTATACTTGCTTAACTAAATATTTATTTTAAAAATAGAAATAAATATTTTTTATATTAGTATATTATAAAATGAGTGTTCCAACTTTGTCCAAATCTATTTTAACTGATAGAAACAGTGTATACACAGAACAGGATATTATTGAAATCTTTGTTAGTCCAGAAGAAGTGCCTCTTTTAAACGCCAGTCAAGGGTCATATCTTAAATTTTTACTTAAAGTAAAAGCAGACGCAACTGAAACTAATTGCATCGCACAGCCTGACCCTATGGCGGGTGGTTCATCTGTAATTTCAACCATATCCATATATGATGGTGCTAATTCCCAATTATTAGAGCAACTTGAAGATGTAAGCACATGGACTGCTATGTATTACCATTATTCCAAGACCCAAGGTTTAGAGAATATGAGAACTTTGATGGAGGGGGTTTCGCCAGTTCAAAGTCGTGCTTTAAAAAGTCAATATTTTAATTTTGACCCAGTAGATGGTACAACTTTTAAAGAGGTTGAGTGTGTTGTTCCCCTTTATATGAGTGGTCTTCTTGGACAGGGAGCAAAATTACTGCCTGTAATAGCCTTAAATGGTATTCGCATTCGTATTCAGCTGCAAAAGAAAGAAGCAGCTTTAAGAGCTTTAACTCAAATAGGATATTCAAGCACAGCGGCAACATATACGGGTATTCGACAAATTAGAGGTCTTCCAACTGCGGGGGCAGAACTCCCAGAGGCATTTGGAGCGGCGGTTGCGACGGCAGGAGCGGCTGCAAATCCAGCAATAGCTGGTTTTTCTGTAAATACATCGGGAGTTGATGCTGTTCCACCCGCCACAATCCAGGCTGCTCTCGCTGACTTTAGTAATATTGCTTATTCTGTTGGTCAAGATTTATATGTTGAACAGATTGCCCCTGACCCTCCTCTTTTCTTGGGAACTATTACTAATGTTGCCTCTGTAGCTGGTCGTCCAACTTATACTTGTGCGGGTGGTGCTGCAAATGTAGGAGCAGCAGGTATTGCTGCTAATGGTAGAGTATATGTAGATGCTAATTCTTTAAAGGCTAATTTTGAAATGAAAAATGTAGAATTTGTTTGTTCTGTAGTCCAAGCATCAGGTGAAACTATGAATGGTCTTATGCGACAAGTAAGTAGTGGAGGTGGTATTCGTATTGATTATCCTTCATATAATTTATATCGTCAAAATCTCCAGGCAGGAATTCCCCGTAGTGAGCTGTTAATTCCGTCAAATGAAAGACGAGCTTGCTCAATTGTGTCGCAGCCTATGCGAAGTGTAGCAAGATTATATGAGGATACTTTCCGTCCTGTAGGAGATGCCTGCCAAAGTTATATTTGGAATATTGCTAATCGTCTAACTCCAAATCGTCGAGTCAGCACAAGACTTGTAGCGACAGCAAATGAGGAAGCAGCCCAGAGATTATCTTGGGACGCAATTCATCTCCATGAAACAGAAAAGGCAATTAGTAGATTAAATATTGTTCCCCGTAATTTATGTGAAAATGCGAGAAATTTCTGTATTCCAAGACAGTTGGCTAAAGATGGTCATTCTTTTAATGCTAATGAGAATGAAATCAGATTAAATGTAGAATATGGTAGTGCAGCGGACGAGAATGTTATTAATAAACTTGTAGGAACTTGGTTATATCATATTAGAACCTGTGTGATTACACCAAATAGTGTTGCTGTTGAATTTTAAAGATAATTTTATATATTTTTCTCTCCAAATAATAAAATGGAAACTATAAAAATATATGAAATAAAAAAAAATATAAAAAAATATAAGATAGTACCAGATATGTTTGATATAAAAATAATAAAATCGTGGGAAAGAGAACACGACACCTCACTTGACCCGACAAATTTCGCATATTTTTTATATGATAGATTTGAGAACCATAAGGAATTATTAAAATCTAAAGCTAATGTAAATGAAATCGTTATATCAGGGAGATTGTCTGGAAAAAATGAAAGACTTAAGTGATAATAGTATAGATATAGTCATAGCAGATTTACCTTATGGCAGATTTAAACATTTATCTTGGGATAATGAAATAGATTTAGAAAAAATGTGGAGAGAAATTTGGAGAATAGGAAAAAAGAATTGTCCTGTTTTTTTATTTGGAGATATGAAATTTGGAGTAAAATTAATAAATAGTTGTCCCAAGTATTTTAGATATGAGATAGTATGGAATAAAAAGAGAACAACAACACCTTTATTATCACGGAAAAGACTTGGAAAAGCAACAGAATATGTATTTATATTTTATAAACATCAACCAATATATAATTATGCGAAATATCATCATATAAAAGGGTCAAGAAAGTGTAATAATAAAAAGGTAGAAAAGGGTGAAGGAATGCAATTTCATTATGAAAAAAGCATAAGGAATGTATATGAGCCAAGTTTGCCTTTAAATGTAGTAACAAATAATACATCAGCGGGATTAAATATTGTACATAAAAATAAAAAAATAAAAATACCAAGAATATCTTACGAACCAACATTGCCAACGAATGTTCTGAATCATGAGTTAAATAATACACCTTTGATAATAGGAAAAAAAAATATGTATCACGCAAAAAAAGCAGTATATGAGCCAATATTACCAATAAATGTAATTGAAGAATATAGTGTAAGGAAAGGAAAAATAATAAAAAATATAACAGAAAAGCCTCAATTCTTATTAGAATTTATATTAAAATATTTTAGTAATGAGGGAGATACTTGTTTAGATATGACGATGGGAAGTGGTAGTTGTGGAGTAGCTTGTAATAAATTAAATAGAAATTTTATAGGAATAGAATTAAATGAAAAACATTTTAATTTAGCAAAGGAAAGATTAGATAAAATTTCTCTCCATAAAGTAAAAAAGGAATGTATAAAATCACCTCTCATACAAGAAGTCAAGCCAGAAAATACGGATATATTGTGCGACCTTCAAAAAATAAAGGAAAAAAAATCGCAATCTTTAAAAAAATCAAAAAAGACGGTAAGGTTCAAGAAGTAAAATTAGCTGATGTGGGTGCATTAGGATATGGGGATTACGGAACTTTTATAAGAACAAAGGGTAAGGAATATGCTGATAAACGACGAAAAGCATATAGGTCAAGACATAAAAATGACCCTATGAGCAAAGATGGAAAACGGTCAAGAGCTTGGTTTGCCTTAAATTTATTATGGTAAAGGTTTTCTGATTGAAAAATATTATATTGATAATTAATTATATAATAAATAATAATCAATAATATTAAAATCTAAAGTGATATAAATGAGCAAAAAACCATATAGCATATACCCAGTAAGCGTAATAGATTGTGCGAAGCCAAAATATAAAATGAGAGGTAGTCAAAAAAAGAACGGGGTGACACAAAGTAGTAGAACAGAATTCTCTCCATTTCAAACAGAAATAGGTACATTATGTGCAGAATTCTATTGTAGAGATACATTTCTTATATATGACCCCTTTGCGGGTTGGGGAGAAAGACATAAATGTTGTGTAGACGCATCACGAAATTATTACGGAATTGATAAAAGTCCAGCAGCAATAAAATATGCCAAAGAGAAATTTAATGTAGAAAATCATTTAGGCGATAGTTTAGAAAAAGAAATACCATATCATGATGGATTAATAACGTGTCCGCCATATTGGAACTTGGAAAAATATGAAGGAGGAGGATTATCGAGTCTAAAAAGTTGGGAAGAATTTTTAATATTTTATAAAAAAATATTTGAGAGAGCGGCAGAGAAAGCGATGATAGGTGCAACATATTGTATAATGGTTGGGGATTGGAGGAAGAAGCATAAATTTTATAATTTGAGTTTTGAAACGGAGAGAATTATGAAAAGTCTTGGCTTTGAAACTTGGGATAAGGTAATTGTAAATCAAAAAAAAATATATAATTATTTGAGAATGGGATATAACGCCAAGAAGTTTGGATATTCTTGTAAGGTACATCAATATTTATTAATATTTAAAAAAGTCAAGTAACCAAGTCATAAAAACCAAGCCAAGATATATTTTGAAAGTCAAGATACTAATATCTGAAAATTGAAAACTTTTTTTATAATATAATATCCACCATTACAAACATCTTGACTTTTAAGAATATGACCTCAAAACAAAGCAACGAAACCTATTTTATGAACTTATTAAAATGGACAAAGTTATGGACTTGGAAATCCAAAGGACACACTTATACCATAGAAGATAATAAATTAGTTCCACGAGATTTGAAAGGATATGTGGAATTATCAGAAATTTTAACAAAGGAATTTATATTAGAATATGTAAAATGTGATAATCTTTCAGGTTTTGGTAAAAAGAATTGGAGTGAAAAAGCCATTTGGAAAATTATTGATAGTAATTTAGCCAACTGAAAAACCAAGCCAAGATATAATAAATTTTTTTTAAAGTCAAGGTCATTATCACAAAGGTTATAAACCAAAGGCAAGAGAAAAAGGATATAAAGGCAAGCAAAAGTCAAGACGGCATTTGTCGTCATAACTTGGGTTTTGAAGGCATTCTTAAGCTATAAATAGGAATAAAAAAGTGTACTGATTTTGAGAGCAGAAAGAAAATTGATTTTTTTTTCCATGAACAAAGACTTTGGTATTACAACACAAAAATATCTTGACTTTTAACTATATAATGAACAGAACTCCCGAACAAATCAAAGCAAAGGTCAAGGAAATGCAGAATTTATTCAAAGCATACCCCGACATCTTCCCCCCTGGTTATTTTAGATTTCTGGCTGGTGGTTTAAAAAAAGAAATTACAAGAAGAACAATATTTATGAATAGTGACCAAGGATTTTACTTTAGCTGGTGGCAGGGACAAAGAAATCCTAAACGCTGGAAGATTGAGAAAATCTGTGTGTCCAAACGCAGACAGGGAATAGGTACTTTACTTATGAATTTATTCTTAAAAAAAATAAAAAGAAAAGGGTGGGAAAGTGTGGAATTAAAAGTATTAAAATCTAATGAAGCAGCAATAAAATTTTATAGTAAATTTGGATTTCAAATATGTGAATGTAAAGGTGATTATTGGAAAATGTTAAAAACAAAAAAAATAAATAAAGCGGGTGTAAAATTTAGGCGTCAAGCAAAAATATTTATGATATAATATATATATGAATAATAAAATATGGAAGAATTTACCACAGGATATAGTCAATAAGCTTTTTTTATATCAAGAAACGCCATCTTGTAAAGCATTTAAAGCTGCAAAAATAAGACCAATAACAACATCTATGTTAATGGAAAACTGTTCAGGAACAATAGAATTAAATGATGAGGCTCTTGACCAAGAGCAATATACAGAACTTGATTATGAATGGTTTCATTATTTAGTAACAGAATATTATGATTTAGATATTAATTAATACAAGATAAAATTTAAAAATTAATAATTCTCTCCAAAAATTATTTTATATAGTAAATATAAATGTCGAATATCTCTGCAGTCCGTAAATTTGAAATAGCCCCAGACAATCAAACATCTGGGAATTCTGTTTATTCATATCGCCAGGGTAATCCAATCATTACCTTTAGCATAGCTCCCCAGGAGTATTATGTCCGTTCCAAGAATTTAAAACTTTGTTTTGATGTTGTATTGAAAGATAGTGCTGGAAATCTTCCTAATAATAATAACCAAGATGGTACGGGTGAGCGTGAAGTTCGCCTTAATTCTCGTGTGGGAGTTGCATCTTTATTTCAACAATTAGAAATTAATAATGCTATGAACCAAAATCTTGAAACAATTCGTCATTATGGGCGTCTTTTAGCAAGTCTTTTACCAAGTGGTTCGGGTTGGAATGAATATACAACATATCTTTCTAATGAATTTGGTGTAAGTTCTAATGAACAAGTCCAGGGTCGTTATTTAAATCGTAAGATGTCTGTTGCTATGCCTATCATGGCTGGTATATTTCTTCAAGGTGCTGATATTCCTTTATCTATGAATAATGGTATTGGTGGATTAAATCTTAAATTTTCTCTCCAGTCAAGTATTCAAGCTTTGTTTGGAGGCACTGCAACTACTCCTAATAGTTATTATGAAATTACTAATGTTAGTCTTATGGGAGAATATGCGATGCCAAAGGGTGGAGCATTGCCAAACATTAGTTCTTATCCCTTTAGTGGATTTAGTTCTTTTTATTCTGTAATTAATAATAATGACCAGACCTCGCAGATTAATCCTGCTTTATCCGCAGTTGTGTCTACCTTTACTAATTTCTTACCTACACCTCATATTGCTAATTATGGTCAAGATAGTATGAAAACAACACCTTTGCTTAATAAAAATCCCGCAACTGGTGCTTATGACCTTTTAGCACCAATTACAAAGACAAGCTTCATGCGTGGGGGGGTTTTGTATCCATTACAGTTCCAGCTCGATGAGAACGAGGTAATTGTTCGTAATCCTGCTGTTGGTGATGAATATGCTGGTTCTTCTTATGATGCCCAGCGTCAATATTATTATTCTATGGCTATAAGACCAAGAACCAGTAAAGCAACAGACCAGTTGGCAGGACAGAATAGTGAAAACTTGGCTACAGCTAATGGTGATGAGCAGCATAATGCGGTTACAGCTTTGGATATTAATACTACAGAGAATGGATTTCAGAATGTTTATGGTATTGGTATTAGAGTTGGTGATATGCTTGGAGTGGGTAATACTGCAAACTTTAAGAACCAGTCATATTCAACCAGGATTATATCCAAACTTGACGGGGCTTCTCCTATGTCTTCATATACTTTCTTCCTTTATCGTTCAGTTATTAACTATGATGATAGGGGTCTTGTAAGTATTGTAAATTAGTAAAAAAAATAGCATATTTTAAAAATAATATTAAAATTTATTTTATTTTAGTATTATATAAATGGTAAAAAGCGATTTAGCACAAATGGTTGGTATATCGGCGGCAGAAAGTCAATCACAAAGAGTTGAAACTCGATTAATTGAACCCCGTTCTTTTAGTCAAAGTCAGGCAGTCTTTGAACTACCCCAAGAAGGTATTTTAAGTGATGATGTGGCTTTACAGCTCCAGCTTACTACAAGTCAAACGAATGTAAATCAGAGAAATGACCTTCCTTTAATGGCTGGTGTTCTTGGTTGTTTAGACAGAGTTGAAATGTTTTTTGGTACAACTCTGATTAATGCTGTTGAGAATTGTCCTCATCTTATGCAGATGAAGAATTGCTTGGTTGACCAAGATATTCGTGACCAAACTCATAATGTTTATCTTGGTGCTTTTAGTGGTATGAAAGCGGTTCAGGGAGCAACAGGAGCAAATGCTTGGGGTAAATTAGCTCTTAATGCTTTAAATACATTTCCCCAAGCATCTACGAGAGCAACTCAAGGTGTTCTTGGTTTAGTTGAAACTTCAGCAACAGAATGTAATAAATTAGACCATTTCCGCACTACAGCAAGCGATAGAACAACGCCTTTTTGGACTATCAAACTCAAAGAAATTTTTCCAGTACTTTCCCAAATTCCACTACCTTTGTTCGCACTCAAAGAGCGTGTTAGGTTTGTCTTTCATTTCTCTGCTGATTTAGCAGGCAATAGATGTGTTGCTGGTAATACTGCAGCGGGAGGCGGAGCAACTCCTTTTACTACTGGTAATAATATTCTTCAATCATCATGTAAATTATCAACAGATTTAATTTATTATGAAGACCAGGTTGGTGTTCCAAGTCCTATGCTCCGCATTCAACAGGAGCTTGAAAAAGGTGTAAGTCTTGTAATGACTGATTACGTAAACGTTATTTCTACTCTGCCTGCCCAGGCAGTTCCAGCAGGAACAAATGCATCGCAGCCTTTATCAGTTCTTCTTGGTCTTGACCACCAGATTGTTCGTAATCTTTTAATTGCTACTCCTCCTCCTCCTAATTTTGGAGCTGCTCCTACTACTCCTGCTAATAGAATTTTAGGTAATTATTTATCAAAAGCAAGTAATGTTGGGACGACTTTACAGGTTAGTATTAATAATGAGAATATCTTTCCTTCACCTTTGAATACAACATCAAAATTATATAATGAAATGTCCCAAGTTGAAGATGTTCCTATTAAAGTAAATAGAGGTCTATACTCTGCTGATGGACAGACAACAGGAGCAGGTGCTTATGCTCTTGATGCTAATCAAACTGCCTTTGATGCTGGACAGTTCTTCCATGGAGTTCCAAACACAGAACTAAATTTTGCCCTTAATTATCTTGGTGTAAATCTTTCCAAAGATGCTGGTATGAATTATGTTGGCAATGGTACACAAATTGGTCGCCAGCCTGTAATTGTAACTCTTAATAGAACCAGAGTTCCCACAGATGTTGGTCAAATCAGAGTTCTTATTTGGGCAGAGGTTGAGAGAATGATGATGATAAAATCTGGTAATATCTTTATGAGTGGTCAGTAAATATTTAGTGTAATTTTATAATATCTTATTATACTAAATGGCGACTTTCCAAGGGACAGAAACATATTTAATAGAATGTTCAAGAGAAAATAGTGCAATAAATATCGATGACGATGATGATACTAATGGGTCATGGGCTAATGAAACAGACTTTGTTATTAAGCGAGGCGACAAAATTAGCGTGGAAATGGTGTGTGCTAATATACGAGGTTCTGGAACATCTGCACCGACTATAGAATTTAGCGGTCAAGATGTGGTTGTGAATGGAGAAACAAAGAAATATTGTGATACGAAAGTAATGCTTGAAGTATTTTTTTATATGAATAATAATAATACATATAGTGTTGGATTACCTCTGATTCACCCAAATGGAGGAATAAATGGAAATGGAGGAACAACAGGGAGTGGATTTACAAATCTTGTATCACCATATAATTTAAATCCAAGAATACCTCAAAATACTGTAACAAATCAAGTAAGAAATTATCGAGAGGTAAATATGGGATATGGTTATGTTTTTCCATTATATGATGGATATTGGAATACTCCAGCTTTACCTTTTTTTAATTCAAGAATAGATATATCAGGTGTGAATGCTCCAGTGCCACAAAAATATTGTTATGGAATATATCAATATCAAATAGAAAATCCAGTAGGTGTTTATACTTGGTTGGCTCCTGGTGTAGTATTTGCTCAAGGTGACCCTGGAAGAATATCAAGAGTTCGTATTCAACCAAGTGAAATGTCTGGTCAAACGACACCTTTACCTGATGCCTCAAATAATTTATTTACAGATTATGATAATGGAGTAATAAAAGGAAGAACAGGAGATTTATATCAAAATAATTTTTATGTAGGAAATCATATATATATTAATAATAATACAGAACCTGATGAAGCAGATTTACAAGTAGATTGGATAGGAACAATAGTAAGAATATTTGGAACAGCAGGATTAGGAACACCTGCTTTTAATGTGAGAGTATTAGAATTAGAATTAGATATAACAAATACAGCTTATGGTCGTCAAATAGATTGTGAATGCGGGGATTGTGCAGTATATGTGGGAGGGACATATTTAGATGGTGATTTTTATAGAAAGCCTTTATTCGATATAAAACCAGGTTCAAGTCAAGAGGGATTAATGAATTATGATAATTTAGATTTAGCAAGTATATCACCAGTAGCAGGTAAATTTGCGGGTAATGGTTATATGAGAGGAGATAATGCTATGTTTTTATATTCAAGAAATACAAGAAAACCACAGACGGGACAAAATCAAGATTTAAATTTATTTCCAAGTACAGTATTTGAGCCAGCAAGTTTTACAGCAGATGCGGGTGATTATGGGGAACTTGAACCAACAGCACAATTTGGATATAGAAATGCGAATATAGTAAAAGAATGTAATAATGACCCATATATCTTTATGAGAAATGACCACTTTGGTAGTGGGCGAAGAGGTATGAATAATGAAAAGATGCCATTAGCAGAACCGATGACGGCATTTATATATATTTCTCTCCAAGAATTACTTCAAGATGTTAATAGTGTAACAGCAATTATAAATGAAAGATTAAGAGAAACATTAACAGGAATAGGAACAACACAACAGCAAACGAATAAAATATTATTAAATTCAATAGAAAATCCAGATGATAGAAAGCCAGCAAGTAATGTAGTACCATATTATAATAGAGTGGGTTTTTATGATAGATTTGTGACGGAAATAACAGCAGGACAACAACAAAATATATTGATGAAACAACCAGTAAATGCTCAATATCGTAATGAAATAACGGATATAATACCTATAAAAAATGGGGGTTGTGTGAAAGTGCAACCAGCAAATTTTACATCTGGAAGAGATTACTTGGCTCAATCTTATGGTAAACAGTATGGTGGAATACCACGAGGTGAAGACAATACAGTAAAACCAAGTCAAGCACAATTAGATAATATAAAAGAAACGACATACTTGAGAGAGATAGAAACAAGTAGTCAAAATCAGACAACGGCAACAGAAACAGTATCATCTTTGGTTTTTGTGCCAGAAGTGCCTGGATTTTATACGCCACAGCCTGATTTAGTAACACCACAACCAGACCTTTATACGCCACCAGTTCCAGAAATACCAGCAACAACAATAAATTATAATACGACAGCAGACGGTTTTAATGCTTTGGTAAGTGATTTTGATGTAGCAAATAATGTAATACCATTAGTATTAAATAATGGGGCAAGATTATTTACAGATGATGGAGGACTTGGTAGTGATTATTCGACATCTCATTCGCGTCATATAACTTATGATGCTGGTGCGGGAAATAAAATATTAATAAATCCTCGTTCTTTTGAATTTGAACATTCAAGTTATTCTATGTACGATAGATTAGGTATAACTTGTAGTAATACAGTAGCAGGATTATCAACATCTTCTGGAAATTTATCAAATTCTGATTCAACATTATCACAATATTTATATCAATCATCATCACAAAGTCCTGGAACAATATGGGGAAATAGTTGGGGAAATGGAGGAAATCAAGGAGATGGTTGGATATTTCCATCGTCATCAGGAACGGATAGTAAAGGAAATAATAATAGTGGTTGGATAAATACTTGGTATGAAATAGATGCTCGTTATGTGAGATTTTATTTTAAAAGTGATGGAAGTGCAACAGAGCCAGGTTGGGATATATTAGTAGCTCGTCAAGTGAATACTCCATTAATTCCAGCAGTTCCTGGTTTTTACACGCCACAACCAGATTTAGTAACCCCGCAACCTGACCTTTATACGCCACCAGTTCCAGCAACATATACAACAAGTGTATCAACAACAGATACAATAACAGATGAATTAGCGGAAGTAAATTTCCAAGGTTGGGGAAATCCAATATATGGAAATATGGCGACATCAAATTTATATAAATATCAATTAGGTGATAGATGGGCAAATTTACCAGTAGATAGTTGTGACCAAGTGAATTGGACAGGAGCAGATGGAGCAATACCACGGCAAGTAGGAAAAACAATAATTTTAAATAATAAATTAGAATATGAAGTATTAGATTTTACATTTCCTCAAGGAGTAAATGAATATATTGCACCATTAAATAAATATCCAACAGAAAAACCACTATCATTAATATGTAATAAATTACATGAGAACCAATTATTATATACAAATATTCCTTTTCCAAATTCAGATGATGGAGAGAAAAATTGGGCAGAGTTTGCGAAGGCTATGAGAAATTATGAAACATATTATAATAAAAATAATAATCCTCCAGTAGGTTATAAAAATCAAAGGAAAGATGTGGGTAATTGGATATTTGACGGTGATATAGGTATGACTGATGATAGAACAACAGCCCAATTAAGGACACAAAATGGTAGTACATCTTTTCCTCCTCCTTTAACAGAACCAAATCACCCATATAATCCACCACCTAATTGGACGCAAGACCCAAGTAGCGTTCCACAAGGAAAATATCAACAAAATAGACCTTTTATTTATGATTGGTTAAATCAACCTGATACAAATGCGATGCTTTCAACAGACCCAGTTTATGGTACATCACTTGGATTACCTCAACCGTTAGTATTACCAGTCCCAGCGGGAGGTCAAGCAACAGCAGATTATAGACCACAAGTATATGATGTGAGTAGAACATTAATATGTCCAACAACAACAAGTGAAATATTTGCTGGTATATCAGCTCGTTCAAATCTTGATGAGGAAGAGAAATTTAGAATGTTAAAAGAACTTGGAAGATTAAAAATGAAAAGTAGATTTCAAAAAGATTTTTTAAAATTAGCAAAAAATTTCCAGGGTAATAAAATAATAAATTTAGCCCCACCACTAATAATTGACCCTCATGATACAGGTTTTGAAGCAGCAAATAATCCTCCTGACCCAGATTTCAAAGTAGATACAACATTTATGGAGGGTCTTGATTTAGGTTTTTATCCGTATACAATGTATCTTGGTGGAGGTATAACAAAGACATTTTGTGCAATAATGGTTGGAACAGATTATACTCCTGATAAATCAAAATTATCAACAATAAATTTTGGTAGTATGTGTTGGGGAAATAGTATAGGAATATCGAATAGTTTTTATGATAATCACGCAATATGTCCAGTAAATAATGACCAAGTAAAAAGAGGAGAACCTTTATCAACAGTAGTAGTAACAGCAGGTGAATGGGTAGAAATAGGAACACAAGAAACATTAGGAGTAGAAACAGATAATGCTTATCAAGCACCTTTGGCAGATGCGAATGCTTATACACAGACAACAGGAATAGGTAGTATTCCAAAGACGGAATGGGATTTTACAACAAATTTTCCAGCAAATCCAGCTTATGAAAATCCTGATGTAGCAGGAAGTTATAGATTAAAATTAGAATTTATTGATAATTTTGAATGGGGTCAATCATCAACATTAATATGGGAACAAAGTAGTTTATTAACGGCAGGTGCAGTAACAGGATTTAATTTAATATCAGCAGATGACCCAGCTTGGACAGCATCATCAACTCCAGCAGGAGGTAGATTTACGGGATTATATAAAAATCCTTTATTATCAGCAACGAATACTTGGGTTTTAACAACAGGAACAGGTATAGTAAGTGATGTATCAAGTCCTCCTTTTGTAACGGCAATAATTCCAGGAGTATTCCAGTGCCAAGGTTTAGGTGAGCCTGGAGCATTTATGAATGGTCAATATACTGGGAATCAGAATAATAGTTATGCACAATATTCAGCAGCAAAGTTATATGTTTATAAATTTCCAACAACAACATCAGGTTCTCCAGTTCCAGTAAATCTTGGTTTAGAACAAAATAAAGTAAATTATGTTTGGACGGGAGCAACACAGCCAACATTTCAATATGATGGTGAAAGAGGACGGGTACAATTTACACAATTACAAGAAGATAATATTTTAAATCAAAAATCAATACCATATTCAAGTTCAACAATTAATCCATCATCAACAACGGGGACAAAGGCAGGTATAATAAATACAGCATGTGAAGATGCGGTTTTTAGTCGTAATAATAGAATAGATGATTTCCAAGCAAATGCGAAAACAGAACCAAGTAGAAATACGGGAGTGAGAGCAGAAATATCAGGAATAGGAGTATATAAAATATGGTTATGTCCAGAAAATTATGAGCCACCAAATAATATAAATCTCTCCAGTTATTGGAATAATAGAGCATCAGGAGAAAATGCGGAAGGTAATAATGAAATATCATATTGGGGTCAAACAAAAATAAATAGAGATAAAATAATAAAAGATTGTGTGGAAGCAGATGAGGATAATTGGGAGAATTCTTTATTTTCAAGATTAGGTTTTCAATCACATAGAGAATTATTACCAGCTTATGGTAAGCAAGAAAATAGATTTAATCCATCAACATATAATCAAACAAGACCAGATAAAATAGCAAGAGGAACAAAACCATTAATATTATGTAATGCAGTAGATAATAGTATAGACCCCGCTTTGAATACATTTTATAGTGCAGCACCAGACGCATCAGGAGTGAATGGAATTCCTATGTATAGTAATGGATTTTTAAATGATGAGAGTGTATCTTTACAATTAGTAAATCAAGCATTAACAGCGACAGCACCTCCAATATTATCAACATCACCATTTTTATTAATAGAAAGTGATATATGCCAAACAAATTATAGGAGTGGTAGGACGCAGCAAAATGTATTATTTTATTTAATGAAAAATTATCAAGCGAGTAGTTTTATATATGGATATGGGTCATCATATACTCATACAGCAAACCAAGATAGAATGTTGTCTTTAGTGAATACAGCTTTGCGAGACCCAATAACGGGAAGATTACAAAAATGTTCGAGTAATTCAACAATAATATATAAAATTCAAAGAGATGTTACAATATTGCCTCCGCAAACAGATGCATTAGGCAACCCACTTGACCAAGAGCAACCTCCTAATAGAACGGATAGATTATTAGAACAAATAGTAGAGAATACAGAGAGCAATACAAGTAGAGGTGGAGGAGGTCTTGGAGCAGGAATAGGTGGAGGAGGAAGAGGAGGAAGAGGAGGAAGAGGAGGAGGTGGAGGAAATATAATAGGAATACAAGAAGCATTAGTAGGTCAAGCACAAGAACACGCGGGTGCGACATTAAATATAGTGGAAGGAGAAAGGCAAGCGGCAGCATTAGAACAGATGTTTGCACAAATAGATGCGAATCAGAATTTATCACCTGAAGCAAAAAATCAATATACAATAATGGGAACAATAATACAAAGATTAATAGCAGATTTTCCCGTAGAATTACAAGTAGATACTGCAACAGGAATGGTAATGCCTGCGACAAATGTAGGAGAAATAATTCAACCAAATAATGCGTCATTATATAATTTAGCACAGCAAGTACAAGCTTATATAACAACAAGATTAAAGGAATTTGGAGGTATACGAGGTTTAGAAAGCTTTATAAATAATACGGGAAGTCAAGAAGGATTTGATAGATTAGTAGATTTATTAAATAATATAAATATAAATCCAAGAACAGGTGAGCGATTGTGGGAAGGAGAAGAAGTTCCTCAAAACTTTGCGAATTTTAGCATGACGGGTATGAATTCAACAGCATTAGAAAGAATAGCATCAGTATATGTAAATTATTTTGATAGTATAGATAATGAGCAGGAGATGAAAATGACTGCAGAGGAGGAAGACTTGGCGGAGCAAGC